GCTATAAGTGCTCCAGGACTTGCCTCTGAAGTGGCTTCTAACCTGGTGGCTGCAAGCCTTAGTGCCAAGGTTACTCCTGTCCCAATAGGGGCTGAAGTTTTCATGGAGGCGGATAAAATGGTACAATTTGGTGGAAGTTTCCCTCCAACAAAAATTACATCACCTATCGACTCTGTTCCCATAGTATATCTGTCTATCATACAATGGACTTTTCCAGCGATTTCGCCTTTTTTAGCCATCTGTGTTGGATAGGACTGATATACTGCTGCGTAGTTTTCACCATATTTATTGGCCATCTTTATGTCTCCTTACAAATTAATTCTACTACTTTCACTTCATCCATTCTAGTACAACCTACAGTGCAAGCACCATAGACTTGATAGGCATAATGTTTAGTAGGAATTTCGGTTATTTTCCCGTTAAATAATCTTGGAAGGGCACATATGATTGCTTCATTTGCGGTAAACGCAAAAGTCCTTCTTCCTGCTCCTGCTGGTATGGTACCGTCTGCACCTGTAGCGGTGGTTCCAGTTACTACCCCAGTATCCTTGTTATAGACAACTGCTGCGGCTTCAAAAGGAAGTAGTTCTGTTCTTACAAACTTAAAGCCCATGAAGGTATCAACTTCCCCTTGTACTAAGGCTTTAACGGTATTGTAATCAGCACTAGTAACCTCAGTAGTAGCTAACAAGTCGTCTATCTGTTTTGCAGTACAGACATAGATTATCGGCTGATAATCGTCTACCGCTTCTGCTTGTTTCATTTTTAGCTTCACTTTACGAAGCCCTTTAAGTGTCAGGGCATTCCCTGTTCCAGCAGTATCCAATGCGGCTGTTGAAGCAACAGAAGCTATTTTTTGGGTATTGGGAAGAGGAATTATTACATCCCCTTTCTTACCACCTCTGGCACTACCTAAGGCGGCTGCTATGATTTCCCTGTCTATTTGTCTACCGAAGCCCATACCCATAGCTTGGGCATATGAACTTTCTAGGTTCATAATGACTCGGAGTTTGTCCTCTTGATCCACCATATCAGCGTCATAGAAGTCTGACATTGTATTGGCTCGTCTAGAGTGTGGGGTATCTACATAAAGCACGTCTGAATGCCGACCTTCTTTACGCCTTGGATCTCTTACTCCAATTCTTTCGTAATAGGCGGTCTCAGCGTGTTGCATTTCTTGTCTCATATACGGTCGTAAACGAGACATCTTTTGTTGTGCTAGGAAATATACGTTGGCCGAGAACTGGTCGACCATCGCTGTTGTTACTTGAAATGACATATTAACCTCTCTTATTGCAATTAGTTTTTACTTATTGTTCTTCGAGAGATTGTCCACAGCGTGGATCACTCTAATACGAATATTTTTGTGGATCGGTTAAGATTGTCCTATCCGTATTTATTCAAATTATACAACGGCAAAGTTTACTGTCAAATATTATTTACGGAAACCTTCTACACAGTCGTAGTAGGCTTGCCCGTCAAAAGCAGCACACACGCTGTCGTCCACAGCCCCCATAAGATGATGACCACCATGTCCGCCTCCTCCGTGTCCTGGGGAGCCGTGTCCTCCGCCTCTTGGACGGGAATGTCCTCTGGAGGGTCCAGGATGTCGATTGGGATACCCCCGATTAACCACTACAGTGGGTCCATCTGGAGTTTGACTCTGACTTTGAGTCTGACTTCCAGGCTGTCCACAAGATAAAACCAATAATAAAGAAACCAATATCAATTTCATGCTTATTCCTTTGGTTCAGGGGTGATTCTACCCCTCATTGCAAATAATTTAGTCATAAACTCAGTGGCTTTTTGGTGATTTGGATGATTCCTATCGTGATAGGGGTGTTTTTGGTCCCCGAATATGGTATTTATCTCCAATTCAGCCTCGTGTGGAGTCATATAGGTCATTCCAGAGCTATCTTTCCCTTGAAATGTATCTTCTCCGAAAATAGTAGCCCCCAGGTTAGATAAGAACTTAGTTAAGTTTACATCATTTTTGATGGGAGAGTTATTTAAGTATTCTATGAACTCGGGAGGGGCAAATTTGTCTATTACCGTCCTCGCCATCTCTAATCTTTGCTTAAAAGCCGCTCCCCATTCTTTTTGTAGGGAGGTTATAGCCAAATCCTTGTTCCTGGCTAGCTCTTGCTCCTCATTTTTCATGTTTTCAGCTACTGCTTCAGACATATGGGTAAGCATATCTTGTACTAAGGCAGGAGGATATTTCTGTTCATGGGCGTGTTTCACCAATTTCTCCACAAAGGCATCTTCTAGTGGAGACTTCTCTGGGTCATATTCTATCTTTTGGGTGTAGGCATCGAAATCGGTATCATATCCAAAGACCTTGGTATGGAAATCTACCCACTCAGACTCGGTAGAGTCCTGGTGAGGCATTACTATCCTATCCTTACCCATAGTCTTTTGACTGTGGACCAAAGATTTAAGGGCATTTCCTACATTAACTTTGCCATCAGGACCGATATAGGGTTTTAGGGAGAGTTCGGTTTTGATCTCATCTGGGGTTCCTTCTGGCCATTGAACATCTGCTCCTCCAAATACGTTGTCGATTTTTTTCGGTGGTGCAGAAGCAGGACTTGGAGGAGCACTAGGGTGTACAGTACCAGTATTACCCAGTAAACCAGTGGATTGTGTTCCTTCAGTAGTACCACTACCGCCCACGCCAGGAGCATTATGAGTATCAGTATTAGTACTTCCATCCGTTGTTCCAGTTGCTGTTTCAGACATATTATTCCTCGGGGTTTGCCATACTTTCAAGCATTTTTCGATATTTTATTACATCGGTATTTATCATAGTCAGTATTTCAAATATCACGCTTCTCCGGCCTTCATTGTAATACATTTTGTAAGGATCTTCGGAGAAGGTTCCGTCTAGTACATGGCAATTACCCATCAATTGTTCTAGTACTGCCTCTCCATCTTTATTTTCAAAAACTTTCTTAAATAACTTTATAGTTGTTATTTGGTCGTCTTCTTCGTGATTCATCACATCTGTTGCCCTTTATTTACGGCAGTTACCAGAGGAGCGATATTGGAAGCGGCTTGGGTTTGTTCCGCAGCCATCTGAGCATCTTGCTGTTGAGCCATCTGCTCTGCTTTCTGTTGCCTTATCTCTGCTACAGCATCTTCTGATTTTAAATATCTCTCGTCAACCCCAAAGGCATCAAAGGATAGTCTCAAGATAGCGTCCCCATCTATGTTATCCATGATATCGGGCTGACTCTGTACGATAGGAAGCACTTGCGAGAGGGCTCTTTGGAAGCCTTCCTGCTCTCCGGTTATCTGGGCTCTGGCTAAGGTGGAAGTGTATTTAATCAACACCGCCCCTCCTGCCGCCTCTATCTCTTTAGGGGTAGGAGGAAACATTCCAGCCCTGAAACAAATACCAAACACCCTGTTTATAACAGGGGATAATAATTCATTTTGAAGTCTACCCAGGATTCCACCCAATGCCCTTAACTGCTCATCCCTTCTTTGGATTACTTCAGTGGCGGTCATACGATCTTGTTGGACCGTTTTTAAGGCATTGATGTAATAGCCGTCATGGATAGCCAGTCCAATTTTATCCAGAAGCTCATAGCCCAAGTCTGGTCGGGCTCCAGTGGCTATTGGTTCTATCTTATCCGAACCAGGCCTTCTGTAATTTATGCCAAACGGCTTAAATTTGAGTGGTCGTAACATAGAGTTATCAGCGATCTGCAAGGGTGGAGCTATTGCTAACTGGGCCCCTTGCAAGATCACCTTTTTCATGGCATTAATAGTACGGATATCCGGCAACACGTCCATCCCTGGACTCCGGCCATAAATCTCCCCTGCCAATTTAGACCAACGAGGTACCGCATACGGAAACTCATGGAACCCCTTCCTGGGGTCATTTAATAGTCTAGGAAAATTTGTTAAAACATGGGCGGAAAAATAAGGGTGCTTTAAACCCTTTGGCAGTATCTCAGCAACCGCTAGATCCTCTATCGGACCTACGGCATGAAGTATTTCATATTCAAATGAAGGATCGTTCTTAAGCTTATCCGCCATCTCCCTATTTAATACTTCCCCTCCGAATTGCTGTACTATAGCTCTCACAGAGAACTTATATTTTCTGATAATAAAATCTATCTTGCCTCTTGCATTTTCATCAATATAACATTTATAAATGGGTCGAGCCTGGCACCTGATAACGTCTATCGGGTCCTCTTCAATCCTGAAAGGAGCAGTCCCAAATGATCCTAAGTCCTGATATACTTCTAGGATTTCTTCTTGAAAGTTTGAGTTTCCTAATACTCGCAACATTATGGATACTATTTCTTGATTCCATTTCCTAACACTGGATAATGTATCTATATCCCTAATCCCAGTGGATAGTTCAAACCATCTAGTGGTTGGGTTGGTGAGCATTGAGTGTAGGGCATTGGAGAGTTCGTTACAATACCTCTTGGCGGATGAGTCGTAGAGGTGTTCAGTTTTATCCTCTCCTGGAGTGGCGTTATCCCATATGTCGTCCTTATTGGGGACTATATATCTGGATATCTGTTCCCATAAAGATTCCCAATTAACTCGGGAGCCCTTCATGGTGGCGTACCTCTTTACTATGTATTCAGCTAGAGGATCTCGGGAAAAGTTCGGGTCTGGTGTCTTTGTTGCCATTATCCGAACAATCCACCAAAGGGCGAGGACTTAGCGTATTGTCCCATCCAACCCATGTTCTTACCTCCACCAGCTTGCATTCTACTGGTTGAAGCGACAACGTCTCTTCGGGCCCTGATGGTGTTAGCGGCTCTTTCAACATCCCATGCTCCCTTGCTACCAGGGGCTGCTGATACAACATTGGTTCCCTGATTGGTGATATATTTCTCTCCAGCTTGTTGCCTGGATAACAAATCCTCGGCAAAGCCTTTTCCATATTTGGCTTCTATGTCCTCACCATATCCTGACTCACCTTGGGTGTTGGTATATTCCTGTCCATATTGTCTTGGTGGTGGGGGTGGTGGAGCAGGTTTCTGACCAATCCCTAATGACTTACTCTTAAACTTTATTCCAAAAATACCATCATTATTCCCCAAGACATGGGATTTAAAAAATCTTAAAAAAGATAATAAGTACTTCATGCCAGTCCTCCTAAAATTTAAACGGATCATAGCTGTGATCCGACTCATCCTTCATATTAAGTATCGCTTCTGGGATGTTTCCCCCCATACCAGGTTCATAAGCTTCTCCAAAAATTCTAAAAGCATCTGCCCCATGAGAAGCCCAATTATGTAGAGGATGCTCAGAATAAACTTTAAGCTTTGGATCATATTTCCTCTCATAACTCATCAAGGCTTCCACCCCCATCTTACAATTATTAGCATCAAAGAAGCAACGAGGTAATAGCGTTCTTACCGCATGAATCCCATCCGCTACCGTTTTGGGTTTCGGTAATACTATTATAGACCCTAATCCCATATTTTCCATAAATTCTTTTCGGGTTCTGCCAGTACTTATTTCAGCCGAGCCTCCATCGTGGGGGATGTAGTGGTTGCCATAGACATAACCATGGGAAGTGGAGAGTTTTAAAATCTCTGGAACATAGTGGTCCAGCCCCAATCCGTGGTTCTCCATATAGTTTATAACTCTAATCTCCCTTCCCACCTCCTGGATAAACCAGATGGCACAGGAATCAGAGAAGCCCAAATCCCAGAAAGTCATAACTCTAGCATTGGTTTCATGGGGGACTTCCGCTATCTGCTTCTTCTCCTTAAGCTCCATCATATATTTCTGGTAGTACTTATTAGAAGGGGCGGCATTGAAGTCGCACATATACTCTTGGAGCCAGGCTTCTTCAGTCATTGAGGCTTTAAGGTCCTCCTGTTCAGTCTTTTCTATCAGGTCGGTATCTTGTACCGTCATTAACTTAGTGAACCATCCTGGGTGTCCTCTTCCAAAGTCGTAGATTCGCTTGAAAGCATTATCCCCTTTAGGCGTTCCGATGATGAGCTCCCACCCAAGTCTGTCCGAAAGAGTAGGTAATAGCACCTTATCCCTAACATCAGGGTGCATATCAGCAAATTCATCAAGAACATATCCGTCAAGATAGATGCCTCGTATAGAGTCATAGTTCTCGCCTCCCAATAAGAATATCGTACATTTGCCATGTCTATGAGGGAAAGTTATCCTAAGCTTGGCTTCATTGAACTCCACATAAGGAATGTCCTTTAAATAATGCTTAAAGTAGTTCCAGGCTATTTTCTCCACTTGTCCTACAGTGGTGGCGATAAAGGCATATTGTGGATTGGCTAATGGTAGTCCGGTAAGGCGGTCTTTCTTATCAAATCTCCATGCTTGGTCAAGAATCTCATTAACCCCAAATACAGATTTACCTCCCCTTCTATGGAATACGAGGACATTATGTCGGGTAAGTTCGGAATGGGTTTCTCTTTGCCATTGTCTGGGGATGTAGCCAGTGGAGTAGACTGTTTTATTGTGGGGAGCGTTTTTGCCATACATAGCCTAGAGGCTAGCTTCTTCGATGTGATTTTGCAATTTAGTTATCATTTGATCTCTAGTGGCCCGATTTGAGTATTTAATGCCCTTCTCGGTAGCGAACTTGCGTAAATCCTTTAGCCCCATTTCATGGATTTGCTGTAAAGCTTTACCCTCTATAGTTTCTTCATTGTTGATTATTTCGGGAATTACCTTCTTAGGGACTCCGCATTCCCTCATTTCATCATCATACTTCTTTGCATCAACGTAATGACCATCTACTAGATAAACTTTATTAATCATAATTCTCCTTGGCATAAAGTAGAAATACCTCACTCCGAGCGATAATACAATAGAAGCCCTCGAATAAACAAAATTACTCAAGTATTTCTATATCTATTCTCTGGGTAAGAAGGGTCCGATCCCCAAATGCGTTAAATGTACTTGGGGGGACTACCCTCTTAGATAGAACATAAAATCATGATATATAGATAGGAGATTATTTTGTGATTATAGATAGATATATCAAGGGTATTATACTATAATACCCTGATATTGTATTGATATAATGTAAAGACTTTACATTATAACTCTGATTCTAGTTTGGTCAACGCTTCTCTTAATTCTTTAATTCTCTTTAATTTAATATCTTTAACAGTTTGACCTTTGAGTAATATCTGAATACCTTTGCTCATGCTACCATTCCCTAACAATGCTATCAATTCCCTTTGCTGAGGTGTTACCCTAGTGGATATTGTTATTTTTGTTATTTTCATTTGATATATCCCTCAAGTAAATAGTGGTGAATATTCAATCCAGTACAATAATATATATCATCGTTTGGCTCATGTTCTTTACATTCCCCCGATATATAGAATTTAATTCCAGTATTAAATCCAATACTAGGCATTGTAAAGTAAAGTCCAATTAAAAATAAAACAATGCAACCAATAACAAAAATAAATCTCTTTACATAAAACATAAAATCCCCCGTTTATG